TGACCAGCATTAATTGCATACGAAGCCGTAGTTGCGTATGAGGATGAAATTGATGTAGCAGCTTGATTGACATATGACGCAGAAATAGCAGTTAGTGCTAATTGCGCAATAGTATTAAACGACCCCGTGCGTAATGTTTTAATAACAGCAGGGGTAACGTTTACATTGTAATCGGAATTCTTTTCAACTTTGACAACTAGATTTGGTACATCTAGAGTTAAGTTTGCATCATCAGCTTCCCGAATTACAACCCGAATATTTGGAAGACCGGTACTCGGTGTCGTCATCTATTATCTCGTAGCAGCTGGTCTGACAACAAAATATCCTTCAAGGATACGACGAGTTATTGAACCACTCGTCATTTTAATGTCATATACGTATTTTCTTTGAGTAAACGTGCTAGTTTGTGCAGGTGTTAGTTCAATAAAAATACTTCCCGATATATACGGAGCTATTCTACTAACACCAATGTTTGCTGCTACTTCATCAGTTTGAAAGTTTTCACGGACTTGTCCTTCAAATGAATAATCGGTTAAATCAAGAGTACCACCAGTATCCATATTTTCTACGGTGGCGATAATCTTGAAGGTTTCTCCTTGACCGATATTAAATTCAGTAATCTCTGCCATATTTGTCCTCGAAAAAATACACCTTTCTATAAGTATCACAAACTATTGGTATATAGTAATTTCCAATAAAAAACCCCACCTTTTGAGTGGGGTTTTCTTGTGCATCAGTGTGTATCAGTAGTTGAGGATGCAGTAGTCTGGTTGAACGGTGAGTGAGATGCTCATTGGGTCATCCTTTTCCCAAGCCATTTCACCAAATTCAACTTTAGTGATTTGTGTGCCCTTCAAAATCCATTCTTCAACCTTATCACCTACTGGTCCAAGAACATTGATAACAATGTCCTTCTTATAGAATTCTGCGTATCCATCACGACCGGTGACTGATTCGTGGTGTAAACGAACCCATTCCATTACTGCTTGTGCACCAGATGGAACTACGGGGTCGTATAATTCAAGTACCATTTCGTCCCATACAGTCTTACCCTTGACGTAACGTTGAAGGTTGATGTGGTCTAAACGCTTCTTTTCTTGGGTTAACTTTGGACGGTCTGCCTTCTTGATAAGATATGCAGGTACACCTTCGATATACATCACATACCGATTTTGAGTCTTTGGTTCAAATGCGGTAAAAAATAGTTCTTGTTCGTTGACCAAATTTGCCATATGGCTCTCCAAATATAGATTGGTACTTGAAATAAATAGTGGTTATTGAAAAAACTGATTAGATTGTATCGAAGGTTGCACCAGTTGGGAGAATGTTGAAATCCAACTTGATGAATTCTGCGGTACGGGTTGGTTGGAGATAAATTGCACCTACCAAGAGGTTACGGTCAATGATATCTGCTGTGTTGTTGGTTTCATCCATAACCACACGGAATGCGGTCAAACCAGAACGTTGTTGGATACCTGCGAGGTATGGGTTGACAATGTTCAAGAAACGGTTGCGGGTTGCTTCGGTATTTTGTTCGAATACCAAGTAACGAGCGGAACTTGCGATGAACTTCTTGACAGTGATTAACAAACGACGAACGTTTACACGGTCAAGTGCTGATGAACGGCGTTGAAGTGTCTTTTGTCCCCAAACACAGATACCTTGTCCTGGGAATTGTGCGATTGGATTGACCTTTGATTCGTACAATTCATCACGTTGTGCTTGGTTTAAGCGAGTCTTAACACCAACTGCGCCTGGAATACCACCACGATTCAATCCTGCTGGTGCGAACCATTCTGCTCCAACGTTATCACTATATGCGTAGACTTCTGGAAGTACTACAGATGGTGGTGCCCAGATATACTTGTTGGTATCTGTATCCACGATACGAACCCAAGGATAGTATGCTGCGGCGTAGTTAGTATCAAGAGATTCTGCTAAACCAGTAACACTACCGATGGTTGCATCAAGTGTTGCTAAGTCAAGAAGATAGAAACAATCACCACGAGCTTCACAAAGGTCAATTGCTGATTGTGCAATATAACTGTGTTGTGAGTAAAGAACGCCTGGGATGACCAAAAGGTTAAGGTCTACACTATCTGGGTTACCGAGTGTATTTAATGCTCTCTTGTATTCAACTGACCCAGATGCGGTTGCATTTGAAAGGTTGAATCCTTGAGTATTTGTTGAAGTAATTGAACCACCCAATGCGATGTATCGTGCTGGATTTAATCCATCAAATCCACTTTGGAGAGGAACGGTGAATCGACGATATGCTACTTGGTCACGGTTGGTGAGTGAAAGTGGGTTACCAGCGATTTCGTTAGACGCAAGTGAACTACTAAGGTTAAATTCTGACCCAACTGTTAGTCCGCCAACCGTTGGTGCAAGAAGTGATAGGTTAGTAGTCTTTGAGAAATCATATCCGTAGTATGCACGAGTATCGATAGCATCTGCGTTGTATCCATAAGTACTACCACTTAACCAACGACTGGTGACGTATGAACCACTAGTGACTTGACCGGCGGTAGTATTAAATACTGATGTTAATGCTGCGAATCCATAAGGTACAGCATTTTCTGGAATGACATCTTCACTCATTTCTACACGGATATACTTTGAAGTAAGTGGATAATCACCTTCGTAGTAAGTTTCACCGGTAGTTGCGTTATATGTTGGAACGCCGTTACCAATTACACGTGCGATAAAGTTTGGACTATTTGGGTTAAGATTCAAGTTGTCATAACTTTCAAGAACGTTTGTAGATGTATCGGTATCGTTGAAGTCACGGACGAGAAGTGAGAATGAACCGTAGTTACTATCTGGGTCAAGACTTGGTGAAACACCAGTAATAGAAATCTTGATTTCCTTATTTGCTGCGGTTCCATCACTTAATGTATGAACCTTAAATAAGTTGTATTTAGTTCCACCGATTGGTTGTGAACGAATCCATGGGGTGGTTGCATTATCGTATTGAGTATTAAGTGCGAGTGATGCGGTAGATGCAGTAAGAGTTACTGTATCTCCAGCTTGTGCGAGTGCATCTGGGAAGATAGAGTAGACATATGCTGGATATGAAGAATCACTTTCTGCTGTGGTTCCGAAATAGGTACCGATGAAGGAATTGTTACCTTCAATTGCACTTAGGTTACTTGCTGAAGTGTGTAAACTATTTGAACTACTGATTACCAAACCAAAACTTGCGGTTGTACCGAGGATACTAACATTTGTAAGACTACTTCCCGATACAGTTGGGTGAAGAACTGCGAATAATTTACTACCGAGCGAACCAGTAGCGAAGATAGTTGCGGCGGTAGTAGTGTACCCGGCCAATCCAAGAACACGAACGATAGTTGCACTTCCTGCTTCTTGGAGGTAGTTCTTAACTGCATAACTCATGTAAGAGGTACCGTTTGGTTCGCCGAAAGTCGTGACGAACCCATCGATACCATCTACCGAAGTAGGAATAAATGCTGGTCCTTTAGTGGTTGGACCAACAAACGCCGCACCAATTTGAGCTACGCCTTGTGCGAGGAATGTTTGGTCGCGTTCTTGTGTAAAGACACCAGGCGACACGATTCTTTCTGCCATACGGTATTCTCCAAACTAAATTTGTTTATCTCTCTGGGGTGAATTCGCCGGTTTCAAAATTAATTGACCCGACACCATACTTTTCCGATAACCGATTAATTAAATCTTGTTCTTCTGTAAGTAAACTTTTAAATAGTTTGGCTTGTTCACCAATCTTTAATTTTAGTTCTGCGATATCCAGTTCCAACATTTCAACTTGAAGTTGGAACTGGCCAGTGTCAGAGACTACCGTTGCTAACTTATCACGCAAAACATTAATTTCGTTTAATTCATCTTTGGTAATTTCTGCCATAATAACCTCGTTTTGAGTTACAAAATACCTCGTATCATAAATATCTGTTTTTTTACCTAAACATCAATTATTCACTTTCTATTTCGGTAAAAGTGACCACTTTTTTGATAGAATATCGTTTTCTGGTGGTAAGGGTTCGGTTGTTCTGCTTATCCAACATATTCTCAGGCAACAAATATGCGTAAATGGTCATATCAAATTGCGTCCGTACCACACGGTCCTCTGATGTTGGTAATTCAGTCAATGGTTCAAAAGACTTGACTGAAGTACGGAATTTATAGTTATTTTGTTCTCCCCAATATTGGTCCGTTTCGAATGAAATGTTTTCCACTACCGCATTCATTTGTTCCATATATTCGGTCCAAATCATGCAACGATAGGTTATTTCATAGTAGTCAGGAAGTGTGGTAATCAAGTATTCCCGACTTGGGGTAATTTTATTCTTGACTGCAAATTGGTCATATGGAGTCCGTCTATTCCACCCAGTTTCAAAGGTTCGTTCTAAATACTTGTTAACGGGAGAATTAATAATAGATTTCTTCATCCCCGTTCGACGAATCATAATCATCGGTAATTGAATCTTACCAATAGAATCACGCATGACTCCATCACGTTGTGCTGACTTCCAACGTTCAGGGTCACCATAAATTACAGGCACTTTAACTTCATTTCCGTTTTGAGTAACTACTGGCTTAATCCGCTTATTCATATGACTAAGAATAGTATTATCAATCGTAAATAAAGTGACCGCAATGTTTGGTGTACTACCTAACGGAATGTCATTTGCTCTATCTTGTACGGCTTTTTGTTGTTGCAAATCTACCTTCTGTAGTACTGGTTCGTGGCTCATACTTGTGCCTCTTCGATATCAATACTTGTACGGCGAGTGAGATGTGCCATACAAATAATTGCGGTATTAAACCCTGGCTTACCTGCGATAAGTTGTGTTTCTGTGATGTTGTGGATTTCATAAAAATGATTATTGTATCCGATAATATCACCAATTTCTGGGTATGTATTTACTTCTTGTAACATACGACGAGCAAATCTGAATTCTGTTTGTTGGGCTTGATTAACCCCAAACCCTTCTTCTTGGACGGTAGTATTTTTATTATATTTAACAATTGAGTTGACAATAACAGGTGTGTATCGTGGCTTCGACGCACTTTCCCCATAGATGTTTACCTTAGCGGATTCAACAACAATTTTATATAAGATTACCGACACATCCATCGTTTCGTCAATTAACTCACGGGTGATGTGTTGAATAAACTCAAAGTCACGTTGTGTAACAAAGCGTGCCATGGATTAACCTATGTAGATGAGAGTAGGAATATTCTTGAATACTTCCTGTGTTGCTTTTGCATTTTCTGCTTGACGTTGTAACTGTGCTTTTTGGCCAGTTTGGTCAAGTGTTTCTTGTAATTCTTT